CAAGTTTATACGCTTGCACACTGACACCGCCTGCCGGATCTCGGTAGGTGTGAATCCTACTGCCGCATCCACATCCATGCGACTGCCAGCCAACGGCACCGAGTACCTGGGCGTGCGCGCAGGGTTCAAAGTCGCTGTCATATCTACCACTTGAGGATTAATCAGTGAATAACCTACCACCCCCCGGTGACATGGCGAACGCAATCGGCATGTTGTCTGTGCTGGAGTTTGCCAAGGACGCCTCCAAACTTAAAAAGGCGTTGCAGGAAATCAATATGGAGCTGGCCAAGGTGCCGGAGGCGCAGTCTCAACTGGATCAAATTCAGAAAGAGATCGACAAACGACTCAAAGCCGTCAAGGCTGCTGAGGATGATGTTGATCGCAAGCGTGCCAAACTTGCCGACGATGTTGCAGCACTGGCTGCCCAACGTGCAGCACTGGCTGAAGATCGCGATGCGTTCAAGGTTCAGTGTGACATCGCTGAATCAGACCTGATCCAGCGACGCAAGGATCTGGATGACTATGAGTCGCGAGTGAAGGCTGAAGCTGCGAAGAACGCCAAGGATGCCAAGAAAATTGAAGCGGACATTACAGCTCTCAACACCCGCGAAGCCGCGCTGGCTGCTCGTGAGGCTGAGGTTGACGTGATTCGCATTGAGCTGGAATCCAAGCTGGCAGAGCTGCGCAGGATCGCTGGATAATGTTCGGTGAGATGCCGGGTGTCGGCTTCGGGAAGCTGGGATCACTCTACCACCCTGAGATTGAAGGCGGCGGTGGACCAGGGCCTGGACTCGATGACGCACTGCTACTGGAAGATAATGTGAGCTATCTGCTACTGGAAGACGGCACCAGTCGTCTGCTATTGGGGTAATGAGTGGCTGACACAAAGACATCAGACCTGACACCGATTGCTGGAGTAGACATTGTCACTGGTGATCAGTTCATCGTGCTTGATGTTTCTGACACGACACAAGGTCCGGCAGGCACGCTGAAGATCGTCACCCGCGATGAGCTTGTAGTAGCCCTACAGGCTGCTGGGTTGGGTACGGTGTCCAGTGTCGGCCTGTCGGTGCCCACAGGCCTATCGGTCGCCGGGTCGCCTGTGACAGGGTCTGGCACACTCACTGTGACGTTTGCTGCAGGGTACTCGATACCCACCGACGTGAAGCAGGGTCAATGGGACACTGCCTATGGATGGGGTGATCATGCCAGCGCCGGGTATCAGGTGCAACTGGCTGAAGGCGCCTTCACGGACGGTGATAAGACTAAACTGAACCACATCACCGTCACCCAGGCTGTGGATCTTGACGCGATAGAAACGCGGGTCAATGAGCTGGATGCTGCGGTCGTACTGAAAGGGGAATGGGATGCAAGTGCCGGGACGTTCCCCGGCGGCGGCACCGCCCAGCCTGGTGACAGCTGGATTGTATCGACAGGCGGAACGGTCGGAGGTGTGGCGTTTACTGCGGATGATCGCATTATTGCGATCACCGATAACGCATCGACTACAGTTTATGCAGCCAATTGGCACAAGGCTGACTACACCGACCTAGTAACTTCGGTTAATGGTAAAACTGGGGCGGTGACTGGGCTACTTGAGTCTTCTGACATTGGCTCAACTGTCCAAGGTTACAGTGCTGTGTTAGCGGCAACCACTGCGCCATTTCTCGTTGCAGACAAGGCGGTGGTTGATAGCGCCATTGTAGATGGTGATTTTTCTACAAACGGCTTAATGCTGCGAACGGGTGTTGGAACCTATTCCACTGTTGCGAATAATTCTACAAACTGGGATGCCGCCTACGGCTGGGGCGATCATGCTTCAGCGGGGTATTTGACCAACGCGGTAACGAGCGTGGCCCTGTCTGTGCCGACAGGGTTGCAGGTCTCTGGTTCACCAATCACTGGCACAGGCACCTTTGTCGTAACCTTTCAGAGTGGGTATTCGATCCCGACGACCGCTAAACAGGGGCAGTGGGATGCGGCGTATGGGTGGGGGAATCACAGCGGTCTGTACTTGGCTTTGGCGGGCTCAGGTAACAAATCAGTTAGTGGGGTCCCCTACATCCCTGAAACCACTCTCACAGATGGGGCAACTATCACCTGGAACTTTGCCACAGCTAACGTAGAGGCTGTTGTCACCTTGGGTGGTAATCGTACTCTGGCTATGAGCAACATCCCTCCTGCCGGTACATGGGCAACCTTAAGGGTTGTGCAGGGCAGTTCTACAGCAAGGACTCTCGCCTTTGGTAGCGGTATTGATGCTGGTGATGTTGGTACGCCTACTTATTCTAGCGGCTCAGGCAAAGAAGATTTGCTGTCCTTCCGCAGTAACGGAACTGTTATGCAGTTTGTTGGCAAAGTTGGAGGGTATGCTTAATGTTTAATCGACGCATCCACCCACAGGCTATTGGTGGGAGCATCATTGCGGCCACTTTGTTTAGCGAACCTGGCTATGTAGTGTGTGGGTACTCCAATGGTGTTGAAGGGGTATCTGGGGGGAGTGTGTTAACGGAACCATGGGATGTGGCGGACCTCGCCTGCGTTTACACGATGTCTTACAGCGGCATGGTGGACATAGTTTTTGGTTTTGTTGGTGATGTGGTCTCATCAATGGCAGGGAAAAGTTTTGAAATTAACGGGCATGTATATGTGGCGAGTTCCGCTGACATCGGCCCATCATATATTGACGTTCCATATTATTACTCTTACTGCCAGTTCATTAATGTTGGGTCTGGGCACGCATTAACATCAGGAGTCACCTATGCAGTGACAATGAGGTAGCAAATGTTTCACAGAATTGAAAATAACGTAATCGTAGAGTCGGTCAGAGTCCTCCCAAAAGACTTCCGCCACAACGGAGTCCTCTACCCCCTTCGCCAGATGTGGGATAACGGGGCTAAGGATGAAGTGGTGGCCCTTGGGTGGCTGCCTGAAAGGCGGATAGTGTTTCCTCTGGCTGAGGGACGCAAGTATGAAGGCATGGCTTATAACATCCTTCCTGACGTTGTAGAATCCTGGCAAGAGTCTGTACCTAAGACAGCCGAAGACCTTGCGGCAGAGCGAGAGGCCGCTATCAGGGGCATCATTAAGGAGCGTGAGCGTAGACTCGCCTTGGGCTTTGATTATGATTTTGGAGATGCCCGAGGTATTCACCGTATAGGCACCACCGAGCAGGATCACAAGGGTTGGGATAAGGTTGCCAAGCTAGCCAGTGCAGCCATTTTTGCCGGGCTACCTAACACGGTAATCGGCATCGAGACGGACACTGGCGCTGTACAGGTGACTGCGGCTGAGTGGCAGCAAATCACGCTCGCAGTAGCGTTGTGGGAGCAACCCATCTGGCACGCCAGCTTTGCCCTCCAAGCCATGGACCCTATCCCTGATAACTACACCGACAATGTGTGGTGGTCTTGATTTAGAGCAGCAGAACCTATTTTAAGGATTACTTAATCAAAAGCAGCTGGGAGCTGACGTGCCCGAAGATGAGATGAATTTGAGCGTGATTACTTATCAACTGAGAACTCTGCACAACGACGTCGTCGACATGAAGACGGTGTTGTCGGATCTCACGAAGGCAATCACCAAGCTGGCGCTGGTTGAAGAACGACAGACTACCCTTCACCAGGCGCAGGAACGCACGTTCACAGCGATTCGCTCGATGGAGAACCGTGTGACGCAGATCGAAACCAAGATGCCTGAGTACACACGCGCAGGCATCTGGGTCGACCGCGTGACCTGGGGTGTCTTGGGATTGTTCTCGATGCACGTCGCCAAGTCGCTCGGACTGTTTTCGTGAATCCTTTCAATCAGGACTTGACATCCGATAGTTTATCTCTATCATCAAGGATGAGGGTAACCTCGGTTGTTGGTCTCCATGTTGGGTGGCCTCCGGGCCACCAGTTTTAAGGATACCGCGTGATACGCGAAGATTTTCACACAGCAACCTGGCGACGCTTCAGGAAACTCATGGAGCAGCGTCTCGAATACTTCAGGCGTGAGAACGACGGCATCTCTCTCTCGCCTGAGAAGACTGCGGCAATCCGAGGCAGGATCGCCGAGTTGAAGGAAATTCTGGAACTGGAGAATTTGGCCAGCTCCTCAACCAATGCCCCCCTTGATTGGGACGGCAGCAACAGAGAGCCGTTAGACAATGAGTGACGACGCGCAAAAGATCTGGGACGAATTGGACCAGGAGGAAGTAGGAGGTCAGCAACCTTCCGAGAAAGAGACTGTCGAAGCCGCCATAGGTGACGACACGATCGCATCGGGGGCTGAAGATGACGCCACACCCTCTTACCAAGAACTCCTCGATCGAGTTGCCGGACTGGAGAGCATGCTCTCGCAAGCCGACCGGCGACTGAAAAATGCCGAAGGCCATATTGGCGGTCTGAATGCACACATCCGCAAGGTGCAGGAGGAAGTCAAAACCAAGGGTGCCAGCGCACCAACAGCTGCGGAAGTGTCCGCAGCCCGCGCTGACCCCGAGGCAATGGCCGCGCTGAAGCGCGACTACCCTGAGTTTGCCGAAGCCATGGGCGCCGCCCTGGACGCACGTTTGGCCGAGCTGGAAGCGAGGATCCCTCAACAGGTCTCTCCCCAGATCCCGGAAAACATTGTGACCCAGGACGACCTGCGGCAGTGGCAAAACAGGATGTACGTCGAAGCCAAGCACGAGGGTTGGGAAGACCGCGTCAAAACTCCCGAGTTCGCAGGATGGTTGTTCCGTCAGCCGCGTGAAGTTCAGATGCTCGCAGAGAGTGATGATCCGCGCGACGCTGTCAGACTTCTCGATCTCCATCGAGATGCAACCAAACCGCGAAACAAAAGCAACGACCAGCTTTCTTCAGCTGCCGCCCTCCCTTCTGGACGGGGTGGACGGGTGACCACGAAGTCAATCGACGACATGACGCCCGAAGAATACTGGCGTTACCTGGATGAACAAGACAGACAGAAAGGTAATTGACCATGCAAAACTACAGCACTGTTCCCTCGCGGAACCTCATCATGGCCGAACGGGAGATGCTGAAACACGCAGAGCCCATCAAGGTCATCAGCACTTTCGGTAAGAACAAAGAGGTGCCGAAGAACAAGACTGATACCGTCGTGTTCCGTCGCGCCGTACCCCTCGATGCCGGTACCAACGGTGCCCCCGACGTCACCGCCAGCAACTACCTGTTGCAGGAAGGCGTCACCCCTGGCTCCCGCACCATCACCTACGTCGATGTGCAGGTCACCCTGCAACAGTACGGCGTGCTGATGAAAATCAGCTCCAAGGCTGAGAACCTCTACGAGGATGACATCCCCGCCGACATGCAGAAACTGGTCGGCGAGCACATGGGGTCCATCGAAGAGCTGATCAGCTACGGCGTGGTTCGCGGCGGTACCAACGTGGTGTATGCCAACGGTTCCGATCGTACCGCGGTGAATACTGCCGTCAGCCTCAACAAGCTGCGTCAGTGTGCTCGTCAGCTGGAGTCCGCTCACGCTCAGCGCGTGACCGAGAAGCTGGCCGCCGGTCCCAACTTCAATACTTCTCCCGTGAGCCCCGGATACCTGGTATTCATCCACACCGACCTGGAAGCGGACGTCCGCAACCTGGTGGGATTCACCCCCTGTGAGAAGTACGGCACCGCCCGCGCGCCTGTCCACGACCGTGAAATCGGCGCCGTGGAGCAGTTCCGCATCGTGACCAGCCCGTACTTCAAGCCGTTCCTGTCTGCCGGCGGCACTGTTGTAGCCGGCACCTTCCTGTCCGCAGGCGGCACCGTAGGTACCGATGCGGACGTGTACCCCATCATGGTCATCGCCCAGGACGCCTGGGGTCAGGTTGCCCTGAAGGGTATGGGTGCGATTCAGCCCATCTACCTGCCGGCCAAGCAGATCACCCATGCCAACCCCATGGGCCAGTTCGGCTACGTCGGTGCCAACTTCTGGAAGAACGCTGTTCGTCTCAATGAGAACTGGATGGTTCGTCTCGAAGTGGCCTGCTCCGCACTGTAACGGGAGGCTGAATCATGGCTTACGACCAAACCCTGAACGCGCTGTCGCTGTCTCCCCAGGAGAAGCTGTTCCTCAAGAGGGAGTTTGACTCCCTCCGTGCGGAACTCGACGACCTGCGCACCAACTACACCGCGCTGCTGGCGAAATTGGATGACGTTGCTGCGATTGATCCGAGTCTGGCGGATTTCCCGGTAGACTTCGAATCAACCCTGGACATCGCCGACGCCCAGTTCACTGCGAAATGAGGAATGAACGATGAGTGACAATCTGCAACTTTCGCAAGGTGGAAACCTTGCACTCAACAGCGGTGCGCTGGCCGCCGGCACCAACACCGGTACTATCAAAACCACTGCTGCGATCGCCTACACCATCGACGGTGTGTTCAAGTCGAAGGCCACCACTGACAACATCAGCATCGCTGTCAGCGGTCCCTCCGGCGTGTACAGCGACCCGGGTAACGGCAGCTTCACTGGTCAGACTGGCGGATCCACCCGGATCTACGGTCTGTTCCTGGATGCCGCCGGCGCGGTCAGCGTGGTCCCCGGCGCAATCGCCAACACCGCCAAGTTGGCTGCAGGCACTGAGTCCCTTCAGTGGCCCGCTGCCCAACGGAACAAGGCCTGTTTCGGCGCTCTCCGCATCGCGGTGACTGCCGGCACCACCTTCATTCCCGGCACCACTGCGCTGGACGCCTCCGGTGTGACCGGCACGTTCTACAACCTGTCGTCCGTACCCGGCGAGCCGCTGCGCTCCTAAACGTGGTAGGGGGTCTTCGGACCCCCTTTCACCCATAACCCAACAACTGGAGATGACCACATGAGTGGGCGAACCTACAAACGCGGCGGCGTTGACAGCGACAACGTCGATATCGAGAACGCGGTTACCAGCGCTGAAAATTTTCTGAAAGACAAAGGCATTGAGACTGAGGTCGAAAAGATCGTCTCCGATGACCCGGACGATATTCGATTCATGAACCAGGAGATCACCATCATCCTCGCGGAGCCGGCCTCCGAGAGCGACCCGATGTTCGTCGAGGTCAATGTCAACGGTGACTACCGGGTCGGCGTCCGCGGTGAAGAGATGAAGCTGCGTCGCAGCCACCTGGCGGTCCTTGCCCGTGCCAAGCAGTCTCGCGTGCGGCAGAAGAAGATCGTCAACGGTGATGGGTCCATGGGATTCGTGGAAGAAAACGTGCTCGCCCTGACCTACCCGTTCCAGGTCATTGAAGACCCCGATCCGCGGCGCGGCGGTCCCTGGTTGCGCCGGCTGCTGTCCAATCCCGCCTGATGAACAAGCTGCAGCTGGTCGTCAAGACGATGGATGAGTGTCGGATCCCCGGCACCCGTCCTACCACGCTGACGGGCACACTGTCCCGTCAGGTGGAGCTGTTCGTTCACTGGATCGATCAGGCCTGGTCTGAAATCCAGACCGCGCATGATGACTGGGATTTCCTTCAGGATGAGTTCACGTTTCAGACGGTACCATCCACCGAGGTGTACACCGTCTCCGACGCCGGCATCACTGATCGACGGCACTGGTTGACTGACACCTTCCGCTGCTACAAGACCAGCATTGGCAAGTCAGACGACATGTGGTTGTTCGAGTGGGATTACAGTGCGTTCCGTGACACCTACCAGTTCGGTAGTCAAGTTCCGAGTCGCCCGGTGAACTTCACTGTGCGTCCCCGTGACAGCGCGCTGATCCTCGGCCCTGTGCCTGACGACATTTACACGGTGTACGGTGAGTATCGCAAGGTCCCCCAGGTGCTCGTCGACGACACCGATGAACCTCTGATCAAGGCACACCTGCAACCCGTCATCGTCTACAAGGCGATGACGTTCTACGGTCTGGAACAATCCGCAGCCGAGGTTCTCACCCGAGGTGAGGCCGGCTTCATGCGACTGATGACTGCGATGGAGCGGGAGGAGCTGCCGAAGGTCTCATTCGGGAACCCTCTCGCATGAAGCTTCCACCTGTCCGCTACGACCTGGTGCGAATGGATGGTGGTCTTGACCAAGTCACCCCGACGTTGTCACTCCCACCCGGAATGGTGCGACGCGGTGCAAACTTCGAATGCTCCATCAACGGTGGGTACACTCGGATCGCAGGATATGAGCGTTTCGACGGTCGACCGAGCCCGTCCGACGCCACATACACCGTGCTGAATTGCCTGCTCACCTCCGCGGTTTCCGTCGGGGATACAGTCGAAGGTGTTACTTCCGGTGCCACCGGTGTTGTGATTGTTTCCGACGGTAACACTGTCGTCATCACCAAGGTTGTCGGGACCTTCACCGACGGTGAGGATCTTGAGGTGTCGTCCTCCGTTGTCGGGGAACTTGTCGACTCCACTCAACTGGTGCTCGACGCACAGACCGATGCAACCTATCGTCACCTGGCTGCCAACAACTATCGCGCCGACATTGGTGAGGTCCCCGGGGAGGGGCCGATCCGCGGCGTCGCCAGGCTGAATGGTAAGGTGTATGCGTGGCGAAACAACGTCGGCAGCACCGCCATGGTCATCCACGAATCCAGCTCTTCTGGATGGACTGCCGTGCCTCTTGGGTGGGAGTTGTCGTTCACCACGGGCGCCGTGGAAGTGACCGAGGGTCAGACTGTCACCGGCGCGACCTCGGGTGCCACGGGCGTCGTGTCGCGCGTCGTCGTGCAGAGTGGATCGTGGGCCGGTGGGACTGCCGCCGGTCGACTCATCCTGTCCTCCACCACGGGTACGTTCGGTGCCGAGAGCCTCAACGTATCGGCGTCCCCCGTGGCTGCGACGACCGGCGGCGCGTCTGCCATCACGCTCGCACCTGACGGAAGAGTGGAACACGTTACCGCGAACTTTGGCGGCGGCGGTCGTCGGTTGTACGGTGCCGACGGTGTGAACCGTGGGTTTGAGTTTGACGGCACCGTGTACGTCCCGATCAGCACTGGCATGACGGACGACACTCCCGACTGTGTGGCTGTGCTGAAGGAGCATCTGTTCTTCAGTTTTGGTAGTAGCCTGCAGTTTTCCAGCATCGGCACCCCTTATGAATGGGACGTGGTGACGGGCGCCGGCGAGGTTGCCATGAATGACTCGATCACCGTGCTGCAGTTGCTGCCCGGTGACCAGACCAACGGCGCCATGGCGGTGTATACCCGTCGTGAGACGTCGGTGTTGTATGGGTACAGTGCAGATACGTTTTCGCTCTCGACGTACAATGTCAGCAGCGGTGCCGAACGGTACACCGGCGCAAGTCTCGACCAGCCCTACGTTCTGAGTGAGCACGGCGTCACCAAACTCGGA